CGCATGTCGGCGAACTGCGCCGGCCACATCCGGCGTTCAAACAACGCCAGTCGATCGAAGGCCATCTGAAAGACCTGGGCGACGTCCTCGGTCTCTCTCCGGCCGCCCGCCAGCGCCTGATGCTTCAACTGGCCAATAGCAACGGGCTTCAACCGCAGGCGCAGTCATCGCCGCACCCGCAGGAAGGGGGTGATCTTCTGTCTGGGTCGGTTAGCGCGCCCGCCCAAACCAGCCCGATCGGGATGCTTGGCGGCATTCGAACGCTGAACTGATGGCAACCGCTGCGGCGGCTGTCGAGGTCGAGCGCTCGGCATGCGGCAAGTACTGGTATGATGTTGCCGCTGCGGAGGCGGCGGCGAGCTTCTTTCCTGATTATCTCCGGTTGACGGATGCGGAATGGGCGGGTCGCCCCTTCATCCTCGCAAACTGGCAGGCGGATCGGATCATCCGGCCGGCGTTCGGCTGGCGGAGACTCGACGGGACACGCCGTTATCGTCGTGTCATCGTGTGGATACCGCGCAAGAACGGAAAGACCGAGCTGGCGGCTGGTGTCTCGCTGCTCGGCCTGATCGGCGACGGAGAGATGGGTGGCCAAGGCTATTCCATCGCGACGGACAAAAATCAGGCGTCGATCGTGTTCGACAAGGCGACCACGATGGTCAACCTGTCCGATCCGCTGAAGCGCCACCTGACCTGTTTCAAGCCGTCGATCTATTGCGCGGAATTGAACGCGAGCTTCAAGCCGCTGTCCGGCAAGCCGAAAGGCAAACATGGGCTCTCGCCCTCGATCGTGGTCGGAGACGAGGTCCACGAATGGGAAAATGGCGACCTTTACACCTTCGTCCATCAGGGCACCGGCGCTCGACGTCAGCCTCTGGAGTTCCTGATCTCGACGGCCGGCACGAAAAGCGGGTTCGGGTGGGAGCTATGGGACGAATGCCAGCGCATTCTGGCGGGCGAAAGCGAGGACGAGGAGACGCTTGTCGTCATCTTCGCCGCCGACGCCGAGGACGACTGGACCAGTGAGGAAACTTGGGCGAAGGCCAACCCCAATTTGGGCATATCGCCAAAAATCGACTATCTCCGTGCCGAATGCGCCAAGGCAAAGCAACTCCCGCGTCTCGAAAATGACTTCAAGCGCTACCATCTCAACATCTGGACCGAGCAGGCGGTTCGGTGGTTGCCTATCGAGGCGTGGGATAGGTGCGGACTTGATGATCCGACAGGCGACGTCGATCGTGATGGTCAACGCCGGGTACTGAATGATCGGTGGCGTGATCTAGAAGAAGGCTTGGCAACGCGCCGGGCGTTCGCTGGTCTCGATCTATCCAGCACCCGCGACCTGACAGCATGGGTCATCGTAATCCCGCCAGAAGAGGAGGGTGGTCGATGGATCTGGCTTCCTCGCGTGTTCATGCCGATGGACAACATCGCCGAGCGTGTGAAGAGGGATAAGGCGCCGTATGACCTTTGGGTCAAAAGTGGCGCCATGGTGCCGACGCCGGGCAACGTCACTGATTATTCTGCGATCAAGAAGCAAATCTTCAAAGACTGCGAAACGTTCAAGATTGAGCAAATAGCGGTGGACCGTTGGAATGCCTCGCAGTTGACAGTCGAACTGCAGGACGAAGGGTTGCCAGTCACCCTGTTCGGTCAGGGATACTTTTCGATGTCGGCACCGTCAAAGGAGTTGGAGCGGCAAGTGATCGGCGGACTGCTCGACCACGGTGGTCATCCTGCCTTGCGATGGTGCGCCGGCAACGTCGCCGTCGAAACCGATCCGGCTGAGAACATCAAGCCGACCAAGGCGAAATCGACGGAGCGCATCGATCCGCTGGTTGCTGGAATAATGGGAACGGGTGTCGCAATGGCAAGCAGCAACGAGTCCCTCGACGGCTGGATCGAGAGCTATCGATGAGCGCTCTCGATGGTGTATTCAGCTTCTTCCGGCGGCTGATCGTCAGCGACGCCCGCCAGCGCGTCGATAATTTTGCGTCCGACAGTGGCGAACGGGTTGACGAGGGCAGCGTACTTGGCCTCTCCTCCGCGTGGGCGTGTGTGAACTTGCTGGCCGGTACGATCGGCTCATTGCCGTTCATGGTCTACCGGACCAGCCCGACAGGCATACGCACGGAAGCCCGCGACCACCCGCTCTATCGCATCCTGCACGATGCGCCGAACGCCGAACAGACATCGCTCGACTTCTGGGAGGGCGGAGCGGCTTCGATTGAACTGAAGGGCAATATGGTCGCGCGCAAAATGCGGGGGTCGATCGGGCAGATCGTCGGCCTTGAGCCGATGGCGTGGGACTATACCAGCGTCCAGCGGGAGAACGGTGTCCTCGTCTACCGGCAGGGTTCGGACAAGTTCACCGCCGAGGACGTCCTGCATGTTCGCGGGTTCGGCGGCTCGCCGCTCGGCGGCTTGTCGACGATCGCGTTCGGATCGAATGCCTTCGGCATGGCCCGATCGGTCGACCGCGCTGCGGGGATCATGTTCCGCAACGGCGTTCGCCCAAGCGGTGTCCTGTCCACCGACTCGAAGCTGGACGGAACCAAGCGCAAATTGCTCGAGGAGTTGATCCAGGAGAAGTTTGCCGGCGCGATGAATACCGGCCGCCCCATGCTGCTCGACAACGGGCTGAAATGGGGCGCGCTGACCATCAACCCGAACGACGCGCAGATGCTCGAAAGCCGCAATTTCGGCGTCGAAGAAACCTGCCGCATGTTCGGCGTGCCGCCGCACCTGATCGGCCACACGGCCGGCAACACCCAGCTCGGCAGCAGCATAGAGGAGCAGACGCTTGGATTTCAGGTGTTCACGCTGCGCAAGCGGCTGCGCCGGATCGAACTGGCTGTGCAGCAGCAGCTACTCACCCCTGCCGATGTCGGCGCCGGCGTCACCGTCGAATTCAACATGGACGGCATCCTGCGCGGCGACAGCGAAGCGCGATCAGCATTCTATGCGTCCGGCCTGCAGAATGGGTGGCTGACGATAAACGAAGTCCGTCGAATGGAGAATCTTCCGCCCGTGCCGGGCGGTGATGTGCCGCATCTTCAGATGCAGCAAATCCCGATCACGCAAGCGATCACACCGTCAATGGTCGGCCACAATGGCGGGCCACCCATACCGCCCGGTGCATGAGGAACAGCCCATGCTGATATTCAAAAACAGTGCTTTATCGCTCGATACCAAATCGGTCGGCGACGACGGTACATTCGAGGGCTACGGCTCAGTCTTCAAGAATGTCGACAGCTATGGCGAGTGTGTCGAGCCCGGCGCGTTCACTGCATCGTTGGTCGCCGCGCGCCAGAAGGGCAGCAGCATCAAGATGCTCTGGCAGCACGACTCCGAAAGGCCGATCGGTGTCTACACAGATATCGCCGAGGACTCGAAGGGGCTGTACGTCAAGGGTCGGCTGCTGAAGGACGATGTCAGCCAGGCAGCGGAAGCCTATGCGCTGTTGAAGGCGGGCGCGCTCGACGGCCTGTCGATCGGCTATCGCGAGATCGAGACGTCGCCGCACCCCGATAAGCAAGGGGTGACGCAGCTTAAGAAGCTCGACCTGAAAGAGGTCAGCCTCGTCACTTTCGCGGCGAACGATCGCGCGCGGGTGACCGATGTCAAGCAGATGTTCGCGGCCGGCGATCTGCCGACCGTCCGAGAGTTCGAAGGGGCCTTGCGGGAGCTTGGCCTGTCGAAGAGCAAGGCGGCGGCCTGCGCCACCGCCTGCGCGCCGCATCTTCGGGGCGACCCCGATGCGAAGGCGAACGATGCCGTCCTGCGCTTTCTGAAAGCCATGGCCGGCTGATCCTGTCTCTCTTCCACGAGGATTTCCCGATGACTATGAATGGGATTTCGCGCACGGCGTTCGCCGTGGGCTCCATGACCCGTGCCGAGCGTGTGCGTGGCCGCTATCTGCGCGGCCCGGAAGATCATCCGCAGCTCACACCCGAGCAGATGGCGGAGGCGCTCAAGAAGTCGATCGATGCCAAGCACGACGAGGTGATGAAAAAGTCGGAGGAGGCTCTCGCCGAGGCGAAGAGGTCCGGCACGCTCAGCACCGAGACGAAATCGGCCGTCGATCAGATGCTCACTGCGGTCGGCACGATGCGCGAGCAGCTCGCGCAGATCGAACAGAAGATGGCGCGCAAGCCCGGCGAAAATGAGGGCG